AGAGTTTAAAGGACAACTGAAGCTGAAGACGATCACTGAACCTGGAAAGGATATTTCCATGTTCATGCCTCGTTGGGAATTCTGGGTCCCTGTCTTTTACGAGAAGATTCGGTTGATTACCGATGATCCGTTTAAGATGGATCTTTCAAAAGATCTTTGGCCGGGTTTTATTCCATTTATACGGAAGGCCTCTCCTAATTCGGGAGGCTTCTCGGCAGTAATGTCGATTCCGTGGGATGTGGCCTTATTTGGGTCGCATCTTGGCATGCAGGCAATCCTATTGGATTGGCTGAAGGCAGTAGATGGCTTAGAATTGATCTGGGGAATAAAGGCTTTGTGGAAACTCATTGGAACCAAGGCGAGATTCGCTATGGACGAGTTCACTAAACATGAATTCGGGTCTGATGAGTGGACGCGAAAGTGGAGATCAGCTCGTTATCTGGATAGACATCCAGATGCGGGTCCTTTACTCCCCGGGGAGGAACCAGATGTTTCGCCTCTATATTACGCGATGAAACAGGATCTGCCGACGGCAGATATGAGTCCTGAGGCCCAGAGAGCAGGTTTGCTTTCATGGTATATCAAGTATTATTGGGGGAAACCTCTATGGTTCGGCCGCCTAGGATTTAAGGAAGAGCCGGGTAAAATACGCGTATTTGCCATGGTGAATATTCTCACTCAGACACTTATGGCCCCGTTGCATAAGTGGATATTTCTGAGGCTACGTAAGATTCCTACGGATGGGACGTTTAATCAGGTCGCTCCGGTGGAGCGGCTAATTAAGCGTTTCCAGAAGCAAGGTTCTTGGGTCGCCTCTTATGATTTATCGGCTGCAACTGATCGTCTACCACTTGCGTTGCAAGTAAGACTATTGGTGCCGGTATTGGGTGAGAAAATGGCTGCGAATTGGGCGAACCTCTTGGTTTCTCAACCATATGGCTTACCTAAAGTAGCTAAAAGTTACAATTTAGGGTTCGACCGCGTAGTATATGCGGTTGGACAGCCAATGGGAGCGTTATCGAGTTGGGCGTTACTAGCGTTGACCCATCATGCATTAGTGCAATTAGCGGCCTTTGAGGTACACAAACTATCAGGTTGGTTCCTGAATTACGCTATACTCGGTGACGATGTGGTCATTGCTGACCGCCTCGTTGCACAGAGATACCTTGCTATAATGAAGGAGATAGGCGTAGACATTAGCTTAGCAAAAAGCTTAGTCTCGAATACTTCTTCTTTAGAGTTTGCGAAGCGAACTTGGGTAGCAGGGCGGGATGTGACTCCAGTATCACTAGCAGAAATGCTAGTGGCCTTGCGCTCTTTAGGAGCTCTCGGCGAACTGGTGAGCAAGAATATGAAATTTGGAGTGATTCAGATTTCTTCCGTAGCACGTTTCTGTGGTTTCGGGTTCCGAAACCTGGCGCGATTGCCAATCGTGTTGGGTGTAGGAAATCGTCTATCAGGCCTCGTCGCATATCTTTGTCGCCCGGGCGGATTGTGGCCTATGCCTCTTGAGGCTTGGCTGTTATCTGTTGCACCGGGTGGTCAAGAGGGTGAAGTGATCGATCCGAATCGTTGGACGATCGCTTCTAGCTTATGGAGAAGAACCCTTAGTGGGCTACTTACATCCGTGGTTAAGTTCGAGCGTCTCTTGTTCTCTCTAAGTATGGCGGCTTTTACTGATCTAACTGTTTGGCGGAAGCCAAAACAGGGCGAAAAGTACGATCCGTCAACCGCTAGAGGAAAAGGAGGTGAACTAAAGATTGAAAAGTCTTTCTTCCCTCCTTCAGTTAAAGAATTCTTCGGGATGGACCGAGATTCGGTCCTCTGGAATGAGTTCTTTACTGAGTGGGTAGCAAGACCTTATACCAACGGACTAAGGAAGGCTCACGAACGTATCGACGACCGTCTGAGAGTATACGACCCAGGGATTCTTCCCGCTTGGAATACGTTATATGACATATTCACGGAAATCGGAACCTGTGAAGAGGGAGTAAATCTCCTTCCGACCAAGATTGGGTATTCTCAGCGTATTGACGATGAGATTACCCCGTCTGCAAAGTTAATCACTTTGTGGCGACGACTACGAGTTATAGCTCATCGAGAGCGTATTTCGAGTGTCAGCATGAGGGAGGGTTACGTCGACGCGCCAGTGGCGCGGAGACGTCGGCGTGGAGGCTAGTCAAGCTGAAGCGCTAGGGAGCACCCAAAGTTAATCTTAGAGCTTAGGCTGAGCCTAATTCTCGAAGACAAAAATGTAGTGCGTTACTAAGCGCAATCAGGCC